GAGCGCGCCCGGCTGGATGAGCAGCGCCGCGCCCAGGAGGAAGCCGCCGCCGCGGAGCAGGCGCGCCTGGACGCGGAGCGCGCCGAGCTGGAGCACCAGCGGGCGGCGCTGGCTGTGCCGAATTCAACGTCACAGTGTGGCGTAGAGGGCGCCACCGGTGCGGATGGCCAAGCCGCCGCACCGGTGGCAATGCCCACTGCCCCCGCCGCCGTGGCCAGGCCAACGGACGACCAGATCATCGAGGCGGTCGCCGAGCACTTCGGCGTCAGCACGACCGTCGCCTCGATGTGGCTGTTCGACATGCGGGCGGCGGCATGAACGGACTGACCGGGCGCGAACCGAAGTATCCGGTGGAACTGGCCGACGAGATCCGCCGCCGCTACCGGCTGTGGGCCGAGAACAAGCCGACCCGCATCGCGGCCGACCTCAACCTGCCGCGCCGGGTCGTCCACGACCTTGCCCTGCGGGAGCGCAAGCACCACGTCGCTGCGGAAAGGCGCAAGGCATGACCGCCATCCTCTGCCGCCGCACAACCTCCGGCCTGTCCCCCGACGACGACGCGGCCCGCGACGTACTGCGGAAAGTGAAGGTCGGGGACGTGGTGCGGGTGGAAGTGAGGCGGCCGAGGAACCTTTCGGCGCATCGGCGGTTCTTCGCGCTGGTGAATCTGGTCTACACGAACAGCGAGAAGTTCCCCTCGCCAGATGTTGCGCGGCGCGTCCTCACCTGCCGGGCCGGACACGCTCTGCCGTACATCATCGAGTCCACTGGCGAAGTGTTGCTGATCCCTGAATCCATCAGCTTCGCCAACATGGACCAGGACGAGTTCGACGCCTTCTGGCAGCGGGTCGTGAAGGTTGTGTGCGAGGAAATCTTACCCGGAGTGACCGAGGCAGACATTGAGGCCGAAATCCTCTCCTGCGTCGGCGCGGCGAGTTTCAAGTAGGAGGATTCATGAGCAACGACGCGAAGGAACTGGCGCGGCTGGTGCAGGATTTCATAGATGCCAATTACCCGTTCCACCAGCGGACCCTGATTCTGGAACTCGCGAAGGAGGTGGACCGTGGAGCCTGAGATCTATGACCCGCCCCGGACGTGCTGGAACTGCGGCCGGAAGGTGGACGGCTATTGGGTAGGCATCGAGCCGGTGACGTTCTGCAGCAAGGACTGCGAGGTCCACTACCAGCGCAAGGTCCAGCGTGCCCGTGAGATGGAGAAGGCCAAATGACCACCCCAGCACTGCGGGAGGCGGCGCGGGCAATTTGCCGAGTCCAGTACAACGGCGGGGACCCTGACCAGCCGGCTGTGCGTTGGAACGGCACGGAGATGGAGCCGCAAGAATTTCCGGCATGGGAGGACTTTCTGGACGAGGCCCGCGCTGTCATTGCCGCCCTCGCCCAGCCCGATGAATACCCGGACTGCGCCGAAATGGCGAGGCAGCGGGACCACTACCGCGAACAGTCCCGTGCGAATTCCAGCGGACAGTTGGCCGAAGAATTGTCATGCGCACTCGCCCGAATCGAGAGGCTGGAGCTGGCGCTTGAGGCGTGGGAGGAAACCTATTCACCTTGCGAACACGATCCCAATTACCCGTCATGGTGTCTCACGCATCATACGAAGCGATGCAATGTCGAAGACGCCCGCCGGCTCACCGAGGAGGCCCGCAAGTGACCGCCCGCGCCCATGAGTGAGTGGGGCGAGCATGTGCTGCGCCGCATTGCTAAGGCCCTCGCCTAACGCTCGCCTAAAAACCGGACGATTCGTTAGGCGCTGACAGGCTGGAAACTGGTGGGCCGTGTAGGAATCGAACCTACAACCAACGGATTAAGAGTGACACGGCCTATTCAGCATCCATGCGTGTGCCACGTGGAGCCGTGTTAGGCAAGCGCAGGATTACCCCCTGCGCAACCCCGCGACTGGCCACAATCGCCTATTGGGCGTTAGGCGCCTTGGGCGCCCTCGGGGGGCGGGGTGCCTGCCGATCGTTCACCACAGCGCGATATAGGCCGTCGCAAGGGCCCATACCCCCACCGCCATATACCGCGTCATCCTCCGGCAGGGTGCGGTGTCCCAGAGCAGCCCGCCCGACTGGCTGGTGTGCCCGGCGTCGAGGCGGTTGAGGACCGCCGCCAGCCACGCCCACGGGCGCTGGTGCATCCGCTCCCCGGCCCACCGGCTGATCGGCTGCACGCCGATGGCGAGGACCAGGCAGGCGGCGCCGTAGTCGGCCGCGTAGACCGCCCACCAGAGCGGGCCATTCCTCCACCCGGGCTTCAGGGGCACCTCGTCGAGGTGCGCGAAGCCGGTGAGCCAGCGCCAGACGTTGGTCAGGTAGCCAGTCGATGCCACAGCAGTGCCCCTCCGACGATCCAGAGCGCCATGTAGAGCGCCCAGAAGCCCCTGGCGCTCACGCGAGGAGGTTCAGGGCGACAGCCACCAGCACGGCCGCGCCGATGGCGATGATGATCTTCTGGTTTGCCGGAGTCCGGCTGGTCCACCATTCGCGGAATTTGTTCATGCTTCGGTCCTCACGAGTGAGTAGTTGCGGATGTACTCAGCCACCGTTCCGGCGCCGAGCGGGGTGTTGTAGTTCTGTTTCCAGTACGCCGCCTGCCCTGGCAAGTCCGCCGGGATCGCACCTGGCTTCCTCAGGTAGTGCGCCCGGCACATGGCCGCCGCATAGCGGAGGTTGTAGACCAGCGCCTCAGGTGGTGGTCTGGAGTCCATCCTCGATACGCCGAGAACGGAAAGCCGCATGGCTGGCTTGCCAGACAGCCAGTTATCCCAGATGTCGTCATGCGTGGCCGGCTCCATCTGCCAGAGGCCGAGCGCCGGCCCACCGCCGAGTTGCCGCAGGTACTGGAGCCGCGACTCCTGCGCCGCAGTTCCCATCACCAGATCCTCCGCAGGGCGGCTCCATGCGCTCATGACCTGCAGGACCGGGCGCACGACGTACATGCGCAGCTGCCCGGCATCGAGGCTCACTGGTGGCACCCGGCGCAACCACCTGCGCGTGGCGTGGTCTTGTTCACCTTCATGGGTGCGCTGACAAAGGCCGCGGATTGAGGCCTTGCCAGTGCAACTGTCCGCGCGACATAGCACCACGTCGTGCCAGCCGGCTGCTCGAATTGCGCCGCAACCACCGTCGAGGATGTAGGTCGTGCTTGGCCGTCCACCGGGACGCTATCGTCGGGGACTTGCGCGCAATCCTGCTGGTGCTGCTCTACAAGTGTCCACGCGCGCCCAACAGGCAATGGCGTACCGTCAGTGTTCGTGGTCGCCGGCACCCACGTCACCGTTACCAGCACAGCGGCCAGCACGAGGTACGCGGGCTGCATCACTGCACCGTCACTCCGGTGGGTGCCATCGGGATTGGGTTGACAATCAGCGTGACGGTTTCCGCATCCTGTGGCGCCGTGCCGATCACCTTCTGCACCACCGCACTGCGGGCGCTCTCGACGCCCGACGCATTGACGGCGGATGCCTGGAACCGCCACGTCCCTGGCGCAAGGCCCGTGAATGCCGTGGTCGTGGCCGGCACTGCCACCGTGCGCGAGGTAGTGAGCGCGCCCATCTCTGTGCCGTAGTAGACCTTGGTCGAGGCCAGATTCGTGAGGGCACTGCCGTCGGTGTTCTGCGTCGGCAGAGTCCACGTCACTGTGGCGGACGAGTCCGCCGTGCCGGTGCAGGTGAGCTTCAGCGTGTAGGTACCGCTCATCGTGATGGCGGGGAGCGTCGCCGTGCCGCTGGCTGGCTTGTTGCCGGTCCACGTCGGGTGCCCGCTGGCTTCGCAGGTCGAAAGGTTGGACGACCACGCGAGTTTCGGCGTCAGCTGGCCGTTGGCATTGGTTATCTCCGCCGTGAACGTCGTAGTGGCTTGTGCCACCCCTGCAGTAAGCAGTGCGCCGATAAGTAGTATGGTTTTCTTCATCGCCATTTCCTCAATAGTGTAGAGATCAGCAACCTGTTTTCATCCGGCCTCCTCCCACGGCGCGAGCGCGCTTTCCTGTGCTTTGCAGCATCCAGCGCATCCTCGACATTCAACCCACTGGCCAGCCTGCGGTAGACGGTGGCACGCGCCACGCCAGCATCCTCGCACGCTTGCTTGATGTTCACTTCACCTGATCCCTGTGGATTTCTGCCCGCCGCTGGAGGATGAGGCATTCCCGCAGGGCGGGTCCGTAATCCCGGTCAGCCGGCACAGATCCTCCACCGCCCACGCTGGCATCGGCTCGATCTGCGGGCAGACCAGTTGCGGGCGCGGCGGATTCGCAGCGCACCCGAACAGCAGGAGGCAGGCGGCTGCCAGCCTCAGACAGTTGCCTCTCGATCTCTCGGACATGCGTCTGCGCCTCCGTCATCGCTATTGCCTGCTCTTTCTCGATCTTCGCGAGCTTCTCTTCCCACCGGCCACCGTTCACCCAAGCACCCGATGCAGCACCCACAATCGCCCCAGCCGCGGCCGCGACAGCGATGCTGCGCAGTCCTACGATCACTTGCGAGCATCCTGCTCGACGCGGTCAATCGGCAGGACATTCTCGCGCACGAAGTAGCCGACCACGCCGCCGCAGAAGGTCACGAAGGCAGCTGCCAGCGTCGGCCGCAGCTCGAAGCCCGCCTGCAGGGCGATCTCGGTCAACAGCGTGGCGCCGCTCATGGCGAGGGTCGCCGCTGTGATCGTCGTCGAGGGTTTGCTCAGTCCGGTGCGCAGCATGGTCAACCTCCCAGTCCCAGAAAATTCACAACCTTGTGCCAGTACGTCTTCAGCAGCACGCCGAGCGCCGCCCACAGCGCCCAGAACAGCACCCGCACAACCCGCGCACCGCCGCGGTACTCGGCGATCATCGTGACGATCGGATTCAGCTTCGCGTCGATCGCGTCGAGCTGGTCCAGCACTGACTCGTGCCACTCGCGGTTGCTGGCGGTCAAGACGGCCACCTCGCGTTCGAGGTTGCGAATCGCATATTCTGCATTGCTCAGGCGCTGTTCACTCACCACAAATGCATCCTTGTTGCGTTATCAATACCCCACCCTCACAACGCAGTAGTCAGCGCTGCAATGGCAGCGGCCCCCATAAGCGCGCCTATTTCTGTTGATCCAAGTTCATTGGGATGGATATTCGTGCCCCCAGATTGGAACTTCGATGGACTGACGGTATCGACACTGAACCCCCCAAAGTACGTAAACAGGTCCACGACAAAACAGCGTGGATTGAATGCTGGCATGGCTGCGATCTCGGCATTGATCGCGGTCTGAACGTTGTCGTAGGTCGTGGTGCGATATGTCGGGTCAAGCCGCAGACTTGGGGGGACCCAAAACACGATGCGCTCAGCACCTTTAGCAAGAAGCGCGGTAACGATGGCTCGAAGATTTGATTGAACAGATCCTGCGGTGCGCTGGCCGGCTATGTCGTTGGTACCAAGGCCGATAATGCACAGCTTTGGGACAGTGGTCATCGGTGTGATGCGCGCCAGCGCCGTGTCGAATCTTCCGCCAGAGACCGCTTGGTTCGTTGTGGTCAGCGTGTTGGCCGGGTTTTTGTCGTTTACTGTAAGAAACCCACCATTGCAGAGTGCGCGGAAGAACTCGCACAGGTACCCGACGTCATACCCAAACGAACCGCCACCCGCCGGCGTCACGCCGTCAGAGGCAAAACCCGGCCCCGGCAGCCACGGCGCCTTGACGCCGGACGCCAGCCATGGCGTATGGTTCGGTGCGCCTTGCGTGGTGAAAGAATCGCCGAAGAACATCACCGACGGGACTTGCGTGTGGGCGGTGTAGGTGAATGGAGTCGTATTCACCTTCATGTTCTCGATTGATGCAGTCCCGTCGGGGAACCAGTAACCAGCGAGCACTGTGAGGCCGCCCGCGTAGGCGCTGTTAAGCCCTGTCTCCACTGGTGGAGTGATTATTGCGCGCCCGTAAGGAAGGCCGCCCAGGAACATGTACGTGTCTGCGCCGTTATAGGCGAGGTCGATTTTTGTTTTTGCAGGTTTCCCCGTGGCCGACATTCGCATGTCCGTGGTCCAGCCGTCATCTCCCGGGAAGGAAAGCCGCACGCCACCCGTTGACCGCTTGACGAAGTAACCACCGGAAACGCTTAGCGGATACCTGTCTGTCCCCCCTGGCGCGTAGGCGTAATCCAGCGCGGCCGTGTTCATCGTAAAGCTGAACCTGCCACCGCTCACAAGTGTTGCAGCGGGGTTGGCGCCACCTGTCATTAACCACCTTATGGGCTTATCCTCCAGCCCTGGGTCGACGCCGTTGGCGTCATAATCGATACTGACGATCGGTGTCTGCTCGAAACCAACCCGCAGCGGCGCGAGGCCGAGACCGTCTTGTGTGGCGGCATTGCTATGCAAGCCGGCATCAACAACGTCACCGCTTGCGGCGGGGAAGTAGTGCTCTGGCGCGAAGCTCGTCCCGCGCGCAGCTCGCGCAGCTACCGTCACCACACCACCAGTCACCGACTCGATCTTGTAGGCGCGTCGCGCGACCACCGTCTCATCTAGCTGGCCCAAGTTGTCCACGCAGACTGCGTGCACGATGTCGCCAGCGCGCAGGTCGGCCGCATGGTCGTCCAGGTAGCTGGTGGACAGCATCTCGCTCAGGAAGTCCTCGGACTTGTAGAACCACTGCCGACGGCTGCCGCCGCCCATGAACTGCCACGCGCCATTGCTCATGTCAGGTTGCTCCCACGACCGTCACCGCGCCGCCCGCGTTCGCGGTGACTTGGAAGTCGCTGCGGCTGACGACAGACTCCGCGAAGGTGCCCAGGTCGTCCACGCAGACGGCATGGATGATGTCGCCAACGATGAGCCACCCGGACGCGCCATCGAAGTAGTTGGCGGCCAGCATGTCGATCGGGAAATCCACGGACTTGTAGAACCAGCGACGCCGGCCGGAGCCGTCCATGAGTTGCCAGTTGGTGGTGTTCAGGGCCATTGGTTCAGCGCTCCTGTGGCTATGTCGTTTGCGCGGGTCATTTAGTTGACGCTCCTGATATGTCAGTGCTTCAGCACGCTAAATATGAACGTACCGGACGATGGGTCTACCGCGCCGCCAGACGGGTTGTACATCGGGACGTATACGGTGTCTGTTGCACTAACGATTGGAACCCCTGCAATGATGTTGTTGGGCCATGCTGCGGGGAGAGTGCACGTCACGGTATCGCCAACAGCGCAGCCCGTTACGGTAAACGGGCCCTCTTGCCTAGCGGTAGCCGCACCAAGACTTGCAACATCTCGAACAACGGCAACCTTCAGGTATTTCGCTATCGCGGTTCCGCCGTTGAACTGAAGGTATTTTTGCGTTGTTCCACGGGGCATCAGCACTGTCGTTCTGCTGCCGGCATCGTTTATGTCGGTCGTCAGCCCGGTAAAATACGGTGCTTCGATGAACGTGTCCTGGGCGGTTGCGCCAATCAGGATGCCGGTACCAGATGTCGGCAAGTTCTCAAGGCGCGATCCGATATATCTGGTAAGCAAAGCGGCGGCTGTTGGCGACGAGCTATGCCCCGCCGAGGTGAACGCTTCTATCGCCAGACCGAAGTAGCTGTTGCAACTGTTGTCGTCGTCAATCGTGCCGGTCACGCAGTCATTGACACGCCCGCCAAACACCTTGTTCTCGTTTGCGAGCGTCCCGTTGTCGTAACCAGTGACAACGCCGCTAATATCGCAGGCGTGATATTCGTTGTAGAAGCACCCGACAGCACCTGCTCCGAGCTGCTTCACGCCGGTCTCGACATTGGTAATGCCGACGTTGAACCACTTGCCCATCGCCACGCCAGACATATCCAGACCGATGCCGCCAGAGGTTGCTCTACTGGTGTTGTCTACAGTGAAGTCACGCCCGCCGAGATAATATGATCGTGAGGAAACGCCGTTACGGGCTTTGATGACGCCGGTTGCAAGGTTCCCCCGTATAACGGTGTCCCTGCCGTATCCGATGATGATTTCTGAGTCGTCCATCAAGACGGCGGTAGACACCTGATGGATCTTGCCCTTCTCAAGAGCGACGAAGCCGTTGGCATCAAGCGCGTTCTGGATGGCCGCAGCCATGTCTGTTGTGCCCGGTACCGTGTTGGTTCCATACCGCCTTACGTCACCCGGCGCATAGCCATAGTCCGTAGGCGTAACCCCCGCGGCGATCTCGGCGGCGGTGATGTCAAAGTAAATCCCCGACCTCCGCCGATAATCATCAAAGCTGTACACGGTCGCGCCGAGCGCATCCTTCAGCACGAACTTGTAGCCCTTGTTGTAGTCGCCGAACAGCGGGCTGGCGGCCTCACCGCGCCCATTGAGGGCGAATGAGGTGCCGGCCGGTGTTGCCAGGTCTGAGCCGGTATACAGCGGCTCCGGCGTCGAGGTGCCGGCCTGGAATACCTCCAGCGTACCGTTCACCAGCGGGTTGCCGTTGGCATCGAAGAACTGTGGCTTTGGGACTGTCAGCGGAAATCCGCTCATGGTGATTTGCCCTCTAAAACGTCACGGAAGCGATCGAGCGCTGGCGTATCCAGCGCCTGCACCGCCTCCCTGAATAACTGGTTCTGCTCGGCCTGCAGCTTGTCCATCTCGGCCGTCTTCTGCTCGCCGGGCATGAGCGGATCGCTGCGGATCGCGCGCATGCTGGCATCGATGTCGCGGGCGGCGTCCGAGACACGCTTGCTGACGCCTTCCATGGCGAACAGCTGCATCTTCTCGTCCTGGCCGAGGTAGTGCTCAAGGTCGTCAGCACGATTCTCGCGGCGGATCTTGGCGGCCGTGGCCACCACCTGCGTCACTTGGTCGCTGAGATCATAGAAGCGCGTCTCGTACGATGTTCGGCGGTAGGGCGCCTCGCGGAGGAAGCGACGGAAGATCGGTAGGGTCGAGAGCTTGGACGCGGGGTCTTCGCCGGCGCCTGGTGTGGTCACGAGCGAGTCAGCGCCCATCATGGTGTACTGGCCAATGGTGCCCAGATAGCCGTTAACCAGGGCTTCCAGCTTGAGCGGCGAGACGCCAAACGCCTTGCCGATCGCCACCATGCTCTGCGCGGTCCATGGCCGGAACTGCTCCTGCGGCTCCACGTTCTCCAGCGACCGCGGCACGATCGGCGCACCAGTCCAGTACTTGTTCCGATAGAACACGTCGATCAGCGGTTTCACGAGCTGCGGCTCGGGGTCAAAGGCAAAGGTATTGGCGAGCGTGAACAGCGCGGCATCCATGAGCGCCTTCGGGTGCTTTTCCGCCATGGCCCGCCACATGGCTTCCGGGATGGTCGAGAAGATCGCCCCGACTTCGAAGGGCTTCGGGATCAGGGCGAAATTATCCGTGCCCGGGATCTTGATCGCCCAGTAGAGCATCCTGGTTTCTTCGGGCAGCGCCTGGTAATCCTCATCGTCCTTGTTGATGGCGTAAAGGATCAGTGCCGGGAGGGTCACGCCGAGCAGCGAGCGGGCAGCGAAGCGGGCCGCGTGCTCGCCGTTCCACGTCTGCCGGCCGTTGCGCTCGAACAGCTCGCGCTCCATGCGGTACAGCCCCTGCAGGCGGGCGCCCAAAAATGGCACGGAGTTGGTGAAGAAGCGCACAAACTCGGACGTACCGCGCATAGCGAAGTCGGAAGAAATCTCCCGGCCGGCAAAAGCGGCCTGGCGCTTGGTGGCTCCCTTCGCCCGGAGACGCTTGTACTCGGCGAGGCGCGTGGCCAGCTCGAAGCTCTGGCCCCACTGCGCCCAAAAGTCGGCGATCTTGGCCGGGGTGTCGAGCACGTGGTTTTTGTCGAGCCGGTGCAGATTCAGGCGCAGCCGCTTGGTTTCGTCGCTGATGGCGTTCCCGAACCCGCCGCCATTGGCAAGGAAGTCCTTGAAGGCCTCGCTCTCGGTGAACATATCGCGAAAGGCCGCCACGGAGTCGACCACCGGCCACTGCCCGCCCTTTGACAGCGTGTAGGCCTGGAAGCTGTCACGCAGAAGGTTGGCGATCTGGAATTCAGGCGTCACCGTCACGCCATAGGTCAGCATCCGCTTCGGCAGCGCCAGCGCCTGTTCAACCAGCGCCTGCGGCCGAGGGTGGTTGATCTCTTGCAGCGTCTTCCACAGCATCGGGTCACCGATCTGGAACCACACGCGCTTGCCATCGATCAGGACGGAATCGACCTCCTCGATGTTCGGTGGGTGCCCGGTCGTGAAGAACGTCGCCTGCCCCTGCATGTCGTCGAGGGCCGCCCCACCGTGCTGATTGGTGGCGCCGGTGAGCACATCGAGCGCCTGAGCCACCTGCAGGTAATGCAGCTTGTCGGCCGCGGAAGCGCCCGGGTCGGCCATTCTCGTCTTGGCTTCGTCGACCAGCTTCCGCAGCGTGTTCTCCACCTGCATCATCTGGACATTCACGACCTTGGTCGATGTCGGCACCTTCACTGCGTAGCGGGCGCCCTTGCGGTTCGACTGAATCATGCTGAACAGCTGCCGCTTGGCCTGATTCTTCAGGCTCGCGTGCACGATCAGCGAGGTGTTGAGCGCAATGTTCTCAAGGGTATCGTTGAGATTGGCCGTGCCGCCGGTGAGGCGCTTGAACACGGACGCCGCTGCGCGCTTCCCGGACTGGGCGCCGAAGGTCTCCGCGCCGAGCGACTCGGCCACCCGGTAGAAAGGCACGTAGTTCTTGTACATCGACTCCCATTTGGCGCGAGTCTCCGCCGACACGATGCCGCTCTGCATGGCGAAGTCCATCAGCCGCTTCGTGTACTCCTGGTACTTGTAGAAGGCGGTGCGGATCTCGGCTGCCTTCGGGCTCTGCTGGCCCTTGGTGATGAGCGCCGTGATCTCGTCCTTGGTGAACAGGTTCTCCTTGCCGTAGGTGGCAAGCTCCGCCGCCCGCCGCCCGACGAAGTACGCCATGGCGTCATCGAGGTGCTCGCCGACGGGCTCGAAGATCTGCTTCAACCCTTCGCCACTGAATTCCAAATCGCCGTTCGGTGCCCAGCGCAAGGTGCCGTAGTTCATGAACTGGTTGGCGATGTTCCGCGCACCGGCCAGCAACCGCACGGACTCATAGACTGACCCCACGCGCCCGGTGACTTCCCGCTCGACCACCTTGATGCTGTGCACGCGGTCGACGACAGACTGCAAGGCGCGATCGCCCCAGCCATCCAGCAGCGCATCAATCCGCTGGCGTAGCCCTGGTGGCGTGGCCCCGATCTTCGACTGCGCCCGGGCCTCAGCGCCCTGCAGGTACCACTGGTGCATCTGGAACTGCACCCGGGCCAGCTTCTGCTCGATGCCCAGCGCTTTGGCCTCGGCGATGAAGGCGTCGTAGAAGTCGGGGGCCTTGGCGACCGCTTCTGTCTCCTTGGTCATGAACAGTCGGCCGAACTCGGCAAAGCCCTCGGCGATCTTCTTCGCGTCGTAGCTGATGCTGGTCAACTCACCGTGAAACTTCGACTGGTGGTACAGCTTGCGCAGCGTGGGAAACTCGCGCTCCAGCCAGTGAAAGACCTCGTGCGCGGTCACTTCGAGATCGTTGTGCTTCCTGACTCGTACCTGGCCGGTTTTTGGCATATGGAAGCCCAGGACGGCCTTGGGCGCCTTGAACGGCTTGCCCTGGTAGACCTTGACGCCGAAGGCCCGCTGCAGCTCCGCCATGATGTGCTCGCGGCGGATGGGCTCGGCTGGCTTGGCGGCATCATGCGTCCGCCCGCCGATGGTGAACGGCACGGGCTGCGCCGGGGCGCCTGCCGACTGGTACATGCCGACGTAGGCGGAACCCGTGGCGTTTTCGCGCCCGGGGGCGCTGGATGCTTCGATGTCGGGCGCAGTGGTGGGCTGCGGAGCGGGCTGCCGCTGCGGTGCATTCGCCGGTGCTGGCGCAGCATTTTGCGAACTCGATGGCTGGCGGCCGCCTGGCCCAGGGAGTATCCTCAAGACATTCCCGCCATCGCCTTGGGCGTTGGGATGCAGGGTCGAGACGATAGCCTCGGCATTAATCGTGGCGGGATACTTCCTCAGCGTCAGTGCGGCCAAATGTCTCCTGTCGGTGCGCACTTCCTCGAAGTAGAGCACGGAGCCGTCGCCAGCGCGCTTCAGATACGCCACGATCGGTTTTTTCTGTCGGCTACGCGCACCCAGCACAACCTGATCCGGCGCATCAATGATCGACGGGATAGCTTCGATGTCTGCATCCGTGATCGGAACCTGACCGCGCCCGCTCTCGCCAGCGTCAGACCCATGCTCTGAACGAATATGCCTGACAGCAAAGGCATCAAGCGTGTGTAGATAGCCGGAAAGATCCAGCCCGCTGTCGTGAGCTGATTCAGTCAACCAATCAGCGACAGGAGCAATGTCGGCGCGAACCAGCTCATTCCCTTGAGAGCCGGCAGCAGCAATAACCTCGCGAATTCGCGACGCGGTATCTGCCGAAGCTAGAGGTGTTTTGGGCTGATCAGGCTCGTTCGGTATGACTGCCTCACCAGCACGAACACCCTGCGGTGCCCCGCCAGACCCCGCAGCATCAGCCGGCGCGACAGGGGGAACGCGCGTGTCCATCTCTGGGGTTGTCTGCTGCAGGGCCGGCGGGGCGTCGTTCTGCGGTAGTGTCTCAGTCACGACCGCGGGGGGCGCGCCAGCGGCTGACTTACCGGACGGCTCATTACCGACTACCGTCCAGTCATCCACTGGGGCAGTAGTCGCGCCCTGGGCTGGATTGGCCGGCACGTCAACCGGGGGCGTGACTGGAGCCTCAACAACAGGCGGGACAACCGTACCCGCTGCCGACTGGGGTGGCGGACCATCTTGAGCAACCGCTTCTTCTGGCGGCTCCTTGACCGCCCCTGCCCGCCTGGCCTCCGCGCGCGCATTGGCCCGTGCCGCGGCCGTCTGCATCGCCTGGCCTGCACCGGCCTGCACACCGGATCCGAACAGCGTCGCAACGGACGTATCGCGCATCGCGGTCAGCACGTCGCTGAGCGTCACATCGTCCCGCAGCCCTTGTGCGTAGTCATCGGCAATCTGCGCCAGCGTGGTGACGTTCTCGCCGGGTAGTTCGGTTGCCAGGAATTCGATGATGCGCGCCTTGAACGGCATGGAGCCCTTGACCAGCGCTTTGCCGGGCAAGAACTCGGTGAGCGCCTCCAAGCTGCCAAGCAGGGCGCCGCTCCTCGCCGCTTCCCCCTCGGTCTTACCGGCTGCCCGCAGCTCGCTGTAGCGGGAGCCGGCAGTACCAAGCCCCAGCGTTGCTGCGCCACCAGCCGGACCACCGGCCAGAATCGCGGGCAATGAGATGGCGGCTGACGACAAGCCGGAGCGGATGCCGCGCTCGAGGACGCCCTCGGAAGCCGGGACTGCCTCCTGCTCACCCTCCCGGGCTGCTGCGGCGATACCGGCGTATTCGCGGGACGACTCCCCGTGCTGCGCGGCCATCTCGTTGGCGCGCTGGTATACGCCTTCGCTGCCCGCGTTCAGTGCGCGGGCCAGTGGGTTGGTCGAGTCAATGCGGTCGCGTGCATCGGCGGCGTTACGCTCGGCAATGCGCCGCTCGAAGTCGGCCCAGCCCTGCTGAGCACCGGCGACCATCTGCGTGGCCTGAGCACCGATCGTGTCCCGGATGTTGCCCGGCAGGCGTCGCACGATCGTGCCAATATCATCCTGCGGGGTCAGCGTCTCCCGCACCGACGGCACGATGCCGGTCACATACCGCCCATCGACACTGCCATCCTTGCCGAACAGCTTCTCGCCAATGCGCTGGGTCCACGTCTTCTCCGCTGGCGCTTCACTGGCCACTGCCCACTCGTCTGACGCCGCTGCGGCCGGCACCTGGTCAACCGGAGCCTCGCCCACGACGTCCCACTCGCCCGCCGATTGCGGAGGACCTTGCGGGAACACGTCCTGAGCGCGGGCTGCCATTACCTGACCTGCTGCGGCTGACCGTTGGGGCCGAGCGTCCAGGCCTGGCCGTTCTTGAACGCCGTCACCACGCCCGGTTTGAGCAGGTGCACCGGCGGACCTGCCGGCTGCGGGCGCTGGACTGTCCCGGTCCCCGCTGTCGACGGTTGGCCACCGCCCTGCTCGACGTTCAGCGCCTCCTCGACGGCGCTGGCGTGGTCAATCTCACCGCTGCTTTCCTTCATGATCCGCGCGGCCCTGGCCGAGATCCGCTGCACCTGCGCGCTCTGCTCCTTGTTCAAACCGCTGATGCGCCCGGTCAGCGGGTCATACAGCCCGCCGAACAGTCCGGCGGCTTGGCGATAGATCGTGTTGGAGTCCGTGGCCTTGAACACGAACGGCTTTGGTGCCTGACCGGCCGGCTGTGGCGCACGCTTGCCGACCACCGTGGAAGGGTCCGCGTAGGTGCGGGTGCCGTCAGCATTCTCGACCGGCAGCGGGCGACCGGGCTTCTGCGGCCGGATGGTGACCGCGCCTTTGGTCTCGCCCGTGGCCAGATTGCGCTGGCCGACGACGCGGGTACCGTCCGCGCTGGCGTACAGCTCCTCCATGCCGGAGTACACCTCACCGCGCTTGCGCAGCAGATTTTGGTACTGCTGATCCACCCACGCCTTGTCGTACTGCTCGGGCATGTAGCCCTTCGGCACGTAGCCTGCCTCCTCCATCTTTTGCTTGATGGCCGGGTAGGTGTGCTGGTTCATGCGCGGGATCTGCGCATCGACGTACCTGGTCACCTTGTCGTAGTAGTCCATGTTCCGCGTGAGCAGCTCGCGGCCGGCCTCGGGATAGCCCGCTGTGGTCAATGCGCGGGCATGCGCCGTGGCGTTGTACTCGCCGGTCTGCGGATCCACCGCCGCCTTGGCGGTGTCACGAAACAGCGTGCGCGTCTGGTTCTGCTGCTCAAGGTCGGCGTTGCGCAGCCGGGCACCCTTGATGGCCTCCCCCGCGCCGTAGACCTGGGCAAGATCGAATGTTTCACCGAGCTGCATGTGCTGCGCCCCTCACGCCGGATTCAGGTATTTGGACAGCATGTAGTTGCTGATGCCGCCCTGGACTGCATTGTTGATGCCGGTGGCGCCGGCCATGTAGGCAGAGGCCCGGCCAGCGCCGCCGGCCAGTGCCGCGTTGCTGATGCCGTTTGCAGCGTTCGCGCCCGCTGCAGCCGTGCTGCCCGTGGCCGTCTGTCCGACGCCAGACAGCGACCGCAGCCCGGCAACGTAGCGCTCGAACTCGTCCGACGCTGTGCCTTGGGTGTAGTCGCTTGCCGCCTTGACCGCACCGCCGCTGAACAGTCGACCACGGGCCGCCGCCCCGCGCTCAATGGCCTTGTTGCCTTCGTTCAAGCGGAAGCGAAAGCCCGGGCTTTCGTAGAAGCCGCCGGTGCGGTCGACCGGTCCGGTTGCGGCCGGTCGTGGCAGCGTGGTAACCGGCGCCGGGGCGGGCGTCATCTCCGAACGGCTGACGCCGTAGATGTCGGCCAGCAGGTTCAGCGCCCCGCCGCCCACCTCGCGATAGGGCCGGAAGTCCTCGCGCGTGGTGTCGTACTGGTAGCGCTCGGCAGCGGCTGCAGTGTTGGCAGCAGACTTGGTGGCGCTGGCCGCTTTGCTGGCGCCCATCGCGCTACTGCCAGCGCCGATCACCGCGGCCCCGACGAGGGCTGCGCCTGTACTGATTGCCATTACTGCAATTCCTTTGTGAAGCTGTGCTCGAAAGGCCGATAACCGCGACGCTCGTACAGTCGCCCGACGGCATCAGGTCGCAGGGCTTCCATGCTGAGCATCGTCACGCTCGCGGCACCGCGCTCTCTCGCCCATGACTCGAAAGCCTGCAGGAGCTGTACGCCCAGGCGGGAGCCGCGCTCACCGGGCGTCGTCCACCAGAACAGTTCCTGGGCCATCCGGTGCGACACGTTGAAATATGCCGGGTAGATCAGACCGCCAAACATGGCGACCACGGCACCATCGTGCTCGGCCACCAGCAGCGCGGCATCGTCGCTGTCGAGCATCGCGGAGAGCGTCACCGTCGTCGTGTGGTCGCAGAACTCCAGGCCGACAGCCTCAACGAACGTGCGCCCCATGGCGACGATTGCGGGGACGTCCGCAGCGGTGGCGTTGCGAATGTGTCCCGTCATCACTGGATCCTGTTCACATAGCCGGTGATATTCAGCGCGCTGGCCGTGCCGCTGAAGGCGCGCAGCACGAGGCCGCCGTTGAGCACCTGCCCAACCAGCACCGGAGTCGGGCCAGAGTTCGCTGGCACCGATACCGCTTTGCTGATGAGATCGCCGGGGTCGGTCACGCCACCCCATTCCAGCGTCAACGTCGCGGCTGAGCCGGTGACGTTGCTGACCCAGAGATAGACTTCATCGAACGCCGTAGCGCCGGCAATGGCGGTATGCAGCAGCGTACCGGGCGTGGCCGTGGCGGCGACCGGGATCGGCTTGCCGCTGGTGGAGCCAGAGAGCAGCAGGCGCGAATAACTGGCCATCAGTGATGCCTCCCGAAGATCTGGCCGGCAAGGATCCGGGTGGCGTCGTCGGCCGGTGCATTGATGACGAAGCCGAGCAGGTTGCGGCTGACCGTCACATCGGTACCGCCCTGTACCGCCGGGATGATCTGCGGGGGCAGGAAGGTGCGGATCGCATCGATAACCGACGCGCCATCGCCAGACAGGCCAATGGTGGCCGGTGCCGTGGGGTCGCCGAGGATGGTGATGCCCGCGCCAGCCAGCGCGTTGCGTGCGTCCGCCTTGGCCAGCACGTCACGCACGAAGTCGATGAACCACTTGGGGTCCCACTGGGTAGGGATGTTCAGCGGGATGCGCTCGATGCCGCTCATGCGCCCACCGTCACATCGGCAAACGCGGCCACCAGCCCGGTCTTGATCGGCTCAGAGCCGCGCAGCCGAAACATCCGGGTGCGCGCCGATCCCAGGTTGGTCCACACGCAGCGTTGCTTGAAGCGGCCCATCACCCCCATCGACCGCTCGTACTCGTTCGACCAGGTGCGGCCGTCGTCATCGGACCAGGACAGATACATCACCGGATCCGAGCCTTGCCCGGTTGCCAGCCCCTGCCCGGCGTCGATCTCCACCTCCAGCCGGTTGAACGTCAGCATCCGCCGCTCAAACTGCACAGGCGGACAGACGGTTTCCCACAGGATCTCGTCGCCCCACTCGGTATGCGCATCGCGCGACATCACCCCCACCTTGCCGGTGAGCGAGTCACCGACCAGCAGCCGACCGTGACCGCCCACCACGCAGCTCGGTCGCCATGTGGTGCGGTTCTTGGAGCGTCGCTGCGTCCACAGCTGGGTGGCTGCGTCATAGGCAAAGGTCCAGCCGGCCGTCGGCAAGGTCAGGACGTAGTACGCATGGCCGGCAAAGGTAAAGGCCAGGCCGTAGGCATCGCTGACGCTGCCGAAACCATCGAGTAGATCGTCCATGTCCGGCGTGCTGATGCGCACCGGATTACCGCCGAGCAGCCGCCGCACCGACAGGCCGCCATCCTCGCGGGCCAGCCAGTAGGTGCCGTTGTCGCCGCGCGCGGGCGAGTAGCGGGCCGCACAGCCCACGTCGATCACGCCGCTGGGGCTGCGTTCGAACGGGAAGTCAGCGGCGCCGGAGTTGTACCAGGGCTCTACGGACTTTGTACCGAACAGCAGCAGCTCGCGGCCATCCTTGAGTCCGGCGATCAGGTCGTCCGGTGAACTTTCCGGGGTCGCCACATCGAGGGCGTCAAAGTCGGTCGCATCGGCGAGCGCCGACAGTGCGAAGCCGCTGCCGTCGAGGCGCCCGAAGATCATGTACTGGTCGAAGAACGTGACCCAGCCGGTCGGGGCAAAGTCAGGATCCGAGATCTGCGCCAGCGTGCCGCCGTCCCAGACGAAGCCCTCACCGGCTGCATTGACCACCACCAACTGCAGGCCGTTGTCGTCCATGCTGACCCGGCCGGCGCCTGGGATTGCACCGCGGTCCGTGGCGACACCGCTGGCGGCGATGGAGTACAGGCGCTGACCGGCCACCACGAACACCTGGCCGTTCATGTCGTGCAGGCCGCGCACCGCGCCCGCTGCCGTGTCGCAGAAGTCTGCAATGCCCTCATTGCGCAACAGGGCCAGCGGGGCCTTGCTGTCGGCCGGGGTCGCCTGCGCGTGCATGTTGACGCAGCCGCGCGCCGCCACCGCTGCGTGTCGGCTCAGGTACACCTGGCTGCCGAACGGCACGGGCAAGCGGCGCGCCGCCATCAGTTATCCCCCACCACGTAGCGACCGCGCGGAGTGAGCGCGGCATTGAAGCGGATCTTGCGGGTTCCGCTCCGGCGACCTGCCAAGGCGCTGCGCGAGCGCTCGGCAATGGTCAACGTGACGTCGGGAACGCTGACGTGGGCGTCGTTTGCCAGCTCTACCGCCAGGTTGTACTTGATTGCTCTGTGTGCGCCTGCGTCAACTGCAACCACCGTGTCCAGCGTCAGCGTCCCCAAACCCAGGTCGAGGCCATCGTCGCGCCAGGCCTCCAGCATGTCGTTGAATGTTTCCAGCGCCGGTACGATCTGTTCTGCAGCCGCTGTCTCGCCCTCGGCGATGACGTGCCCCTTGCGGAACGCGCTGTTGATCAGATCGCGGGCCGTCGCCATCGGTTAACCTTTCTTTCCAACCGCTGCCTTCTGGCCTTTCTGGTTCTCCCCCTCAGCCTCTTCGCCGGCAGGGAGAGTGCCAACCACAACCTCATCAGGGTCCGGACCATCTGGGCTGCGCTCCGGGTGCGAGTCGGGCATGCCGAGCTTGGCGGGCGAATCCACCCACTCGGTGGACGTGGGCTGGTCGGCAGCGAACGTGCGGCTGACGATCTGCGAGCCGCTTTTGCGGTACATCACGCGATGCGGGCAGCCTTCACCGTAGAGTTGTTTCTTTTCCTCCGGCGTCATGCTGGAGTCGTTTGGGAGCTTGCGAAGTTCCTGCAGTGATCTGGCCATGAGTGGTCCTCCTGTCTGTGAGAAAAGCCCCCTGGGACGATCTGCCCCAGGTGGTAGTCAGCGGTTAGCCGAAGATGCGGCAGGCCAGTTCCGGGTACAGCGTTTTCACGCCATACATGATGTCGAGCCGGATGATGTCCGCATCTGAATCGATGTCGTAATCGTTGACGATGCGCACCGACAGGCCGTCGGCAGACGCCCGCGCCTTGAACGCGGCACCCTTCGGCAGCTCCAGCGGCACCGTGACCAGCGCGAAAGCATCGCGATGGAACATCAGGTTGGCCGGGTATGCCGTTGAGGCCGTGCCCATGAACGTGAGCGCAGCGTTGTCGGCCGGGCCAGCGTTCACGGTCTGGTAGCCACCAGAGGTCGTGATGCTCGGCGAGATGGCCAACGTCAGATTGCCGGAGCCGTCCGACGAGCCCGCGGCCGTGCACACGAACTGCCGCAGTACGCCGGTGTTGGCCTTGTTGACCGGGTTGACGGCAAACACGCTGGCGATGGTGAACACATCGCCCGCCGCGACCCGCTGGGCAGCTGCTGCCGTCCAGCCGTCGGTGATGAGCGACGCGCCCGTCTGCGAAGCGCCATTGACCAGGGGCGTGCCGCCCTTCGGGCCCGTGGTGATGCGCGAAACGTTCTGCGCCTTGTACACGTCAGCGCCAGCCAGGTGCCCGAGGTAGCCACGCCGCACCAGGTCTTCGCTCATGGTCTCCTTCGGCAGAGACTTCAGAGCATCGGCCATGGTCCAGTTGGCGGCTGGATCGAGGATGACCCGACGCATATCGGACGGCGCTGCCTCGTTGTCCAGCTTGGTCGCGGCATTGCCGAGAATGCTGAACGCATTCGGGGTGGTGCCGGGCGTGCCGACGGCGTTGTACACGTTCACGGCCAGGGCGAGCGTATCGAGATCGACCTGATCGGCGAGCGAGTTCATCGCCGGCTGGATGTAACGCTCGCTGTAGTCCTCGATCTTCAGCGTGAGATCAGCGCTGCTGAAGTTCCAGGAGATGTGCTTGCGCTTGTCAATGGTGATGCTGGTCGAGGTCTCCGTGACGTCCTGATTGACGCGGGTTGCACCATCAGACACGGTGAACTTGACCGGCTTGCGAATGGTCACGGTGTCGCCGACTTTGACGAACTCGTTCTTGTACTGGCGGTGCACGAGACCGCCGGTGACCATGTTGTTGCGGAGGACTCGCAAGCCCTCCTTGGCGATCACGCTGGGAGTGAGAATCGTATTTGCCACGGCCTAAGCCTCCTTGGCTTTGGGCATCGTGTACTCAGCGTCTCCGGCGTCGAGCGGCTTCCTGTTGGTTCATGTGGGCGATGTATTCCTCGTCACTCAGGGTTTCGAGGTCTACGCTCGCACTCGCACGGCCAGACAGCACGGTCGGCACCGGCGCCGCCTTGGACACAACTGCCCCAGGTTGCGCTTTGGCTCGCGGCTCCGGCGCTGGTTCAGCGTCGCTGTCTGGTTCCGACTCGGTCGGGGATGCAGCAGCGGGCTGGCCGGCGCGGTACTTCTCCGCGAACCGCCATACCTCACGCGCTTGCTGCTTGGGACTTAAGGCGGCGATGCGTTCGAGCTCGTCCTCATCCTTGCCGAGGTGATAGAGAATCTCGGCAGAATCAGGCTGATCATCCACGGCGTCTGCAATGGTTTTGGTCCACGGCAGGTCCGTGTCGAACAGCACGTCGTCCAGATCGGGATACTTGGCCTTGGCGGCGATATACGACTTGACGGCGTCCTCGCTCGGTGCTGCGGCGGTGGTGGGCTCCGCCTCGCGCTGTGTGCCTTTGGGCTCATCTTGAGCCCCTGGAGCGGGTTGCTTGGGGGCCGAAGACTTGCGTGCCTCCGGGTTTCTCACCAACCAATCCGCCCTGGCTTCAGCGAATTCCTCTACCGACTCGAAGTCGTCCAGCTTGGGGGTCGGATCTGCCTCTGCGGCGGGTTGCCCCGCTTCCCGGCTTCCGCCCTGCGCCTGCCAGGCTTCCAGCCTACCCTTCAGGTAGGCCGCTTCCCGCTCTGCGTCCCTCAGCTTGCGTGTGAGCTTGTCGATGCGCTTTTGCGGATCGCTCCGTTTTGCGGCGGCATCGGGTTCCGGGGTGGGCGCTTTGGGTTCGTCGGCAGGCGGCTGGGCTTTGTCGGCCTCGCCATCCTGTGCAGGGGGCTGGTCCTGCGGCCCGGTCGTGTCGGGTAGTGGCGCGGGCTGTGCCGCGAAGGTTTCCTCGGTCACGACATCCGAGGAACCCGGCAGACCTTGATCGGTCTGGTGTGCTGCTGATCCTGTCACTGAAGTCTCCTATCGTCAAGCATTGGGAAGTTGGTTGGGACGAAGCAAGTCGGCAATGGCCTCGGCGACCAGATCCTTGATCCGCTCCGGTGCCAGGTTCTGTGCTTCGGCGAGTTTGGCCTGCGCGCTGATCAGGTCGGCCTGCGCGCTGATGAGCTTGGCCTCGGATTCGGTTTGGTCGACCTGCGCTTGGGCAGCCGCTGCCGGATCGGGCGGCGGAGGCGGCGGCTGGTCTTCGATCTCCGACGGATCGAGCAGCTCGGGTGGCACCAGCTTGCGCAGGCGCTTCGCGATCTCGTCCGCGCCCGGCCAGTCCATAGCAAGCGCCACCTTGTCCATGATGGCCTGCACGGCTTGTGGTGCGCCGGGGGCGATGGCCTGCACAAAGCCCATCATGGATTCGGCGGCCTCGAGTCGCTGCGTGGTCATGCTCGGCCCGGTCGCCACGGTCACGTCGTAGCGCTGCGCACCCAAATCGGCCCGCACCAAGCCCTCGCCGTCGATCGGGTAGTTGATGCGCACGAAGTCCTCGCCGTCGGTGGCGGTCTTGATCCGCATCACCCGTTCGGTGTCGTACACCCGGGGCACCAGGTCGGTGATGATCCGGCCGACATGCTCCACAGCCTTGGCCAGCGCGTCATGCCAGGAAAAGGTACCGACATCGCCCTCACGCTGCCGGGCCAGAATCGCCTTGCCGCTGGTCTCGTTCGACTGCCTGCCGATGCTGGCATCGAACAATCCGAGCGTGCCCTTCACATCATCGTTGGCGTGCAGGGCCTGCTGGATTTCGGCAGCCGGGTTGTAAGCGGACTGGACGCGCTCCGGTTTCGGTACGCCTTCGCGGTGCTTGTACTTGAGCAGCGCAACCGGCTCTTCGGTCGCGTCGTCATACCCCTTCTCGTAGCCGGCTACGCTGGCCGCATCCGCCAACCACGGGGCCTTGGGGGCCAGCGCCACGGCCTCGGTGGCAGCGCTCCGCCAGTAGTTGTACATGCGCTGTGCGTCGTGTGAATGCCGAATCAGTGATTCGTAGCTCACCTGGCCATCGACCTGCGCATCCGGGCCGCAGACCGGCACCAGCGGGATATAGCCGCCGTCCAGCTTGATTGGCCCCTCCAGCACCCGGACGCCGTCGATCAGCTCCCAGAACAGTTGCCGCTCGATGCCATCGCGACGGGCTACCACCGTAACGCCCTTGGCGGCGAGTTGCTCGGCCACTGCGGTTGCGTCGGTCTCTGTCATCACGGCGCCGTCGCTCAGCTGCACGTAGACCTGCGGCTGTTCCTCGATGTAGAAATACTCCGCTACCCTGACGGTGTCCTGAGTGCCCCACCACGGCCGGGCCTCGACTGGCAGGTAATCGACATCAGCGACCTGCTTGAACTGGCGTTCCGCCTCCTTGCGCGGAAGCTCGATGTGCACGAAGCAATACTTGCCACCGGTGAAGTTCGGCTCGTCGGAGGTCATGGCGTCGGGGTCGAACAGCACGGAGTACACGTTGCGCACCGGTCGGATCACCAGCTCCTGCTCGAAGCCGTCCGGCCTGGCGTAGCGCTTGGCCACCCGCAGCCAGCCGATACCGCCCTCAACCGCGTGTTTCAGGGCGTTGTCATAGGCCAGCTCAGCGCGCGACAGCGCCTCGATGTTACGGACGATGCCCTCCATCACCTCGGCGTAGGTGTAGTCCTTGCTGCCGGCGAGGTTGGGGATCTTGCTGTTCACATCGCCCTCTACCGGGCGCACCTTGATCTGGATGCGGTTCTGCTTGCCGTCACCGAGCACCTGTCGGACGTACTTGGGCAACTGGTTGATCGTCAGGCTCACCCTGCCCTTGCGCGTGTCCAGCACCTCGTCTGGCCACTGCTTTCCGCTCAGGAATTCGACATCCTCACGCACGCGCCGATAGATGGGCTCCCATGCTTCCTCGGCCCGCTTGGCCCGCTCACGCGCCAGGATCATGTGGCCGTGCACGTCCTGCTCGTCTTCCTTCACTTCCGCGCGGCGCTCGTCGTTCATCTCGCCATCCATCCACGTTCTCCCATGCGCCCTCGGCGCGAATCTGAATCGGTGCCTTTTTCCGCTGGTGCCCACACGCAGACGTGCTCCAGCGACATAACCAAGTAGCGTGCGCAATCCATGAGGTGATCGTTCTCCTTGACCACCTGCCCCTTCTCGTCGCGGCGATAAAGCCGGATCTCGGTCAGCGTCTGGCTCAGTGACCGGAACAACTTCAGGCGACCCGTCGTCAGACGGGTGTAGACCTCGAACAGCCCCGCCTCGATCGCGTTGTTGGCCTTCTGCAGGTTCAGTCCCAGCTCTTCGTACTCGTGCATCAGTTGCGTGCCGTCCTTCTGCGCGCGGCCCCGCGACGCGGGATCGATCGCACCGATCAGCGCCTTGCCGGGTAACTTGATGGCCTCGGCGTGCACGACCGGCTCAGCCTGTCCGCGCTTGTACTCTCGCCAGAGGTACAGCACGTCCTTGCCCGGATCGCGGTCCCACGCGCCCCAGATGGCTGCTGTCGCCTTCCAGCCGACATCCATGCCGTAGCCTCGCGGCCAGTGGGCTGGCAGCGCGAAGTCCTCGACCACGAAATCCTCAGTGGCCACCGGGTAGATGGCACCGGATCCGAGCGACGGGATGCCCTTGCTGCGCGCCTCGCGCAGGTGCGGCGGAGTGGCCTTGAGCAGGCGGGCCTTTTCGGCCTCCGACAGGTGCGCAACATCGTCCCAACCGGCCATGACGACAGCCTTGCTCATATCGCCTCCAGCGCGCCTTCCGGCAGGAAATACAGCACGGTCTCGCTCATGCCCTGCAGCGGTGTGAAGGTGCACAGCATCAGCCCGCCCCTCCGGCCCGGCACGGTGCTGGCCGTGCGGATGAGGCACTCGTTGTAGATCTCGATTGAGGGCTCTTCGTCCAACAGGATGACGTCCTGCTCTGTGCCCTGGAACGACTTGCGGCCCTGCTCGTAGCTCTTGAACTTGAGGCGCGACCAGCCGCCGGACACGTGGCGCACCATGACGTTGTCGACAGCGCCAGACACGCCACCCCTGACCCGCACCGTGCCGATGCAGTCGCCCGGGATGACGCCCGTACCGCGCTCACTTTCCGGGCCGAGCAACTTGGCCTGCAGGATGTCGCGCACAGTCTCGCCGGTGTCGCCTGCCGCCCACGCCCTGATCGGCCGGTAGAAGCGATAGCCGGGCCACCAGTCCGGGTACAGGCCGGTGAGATGCAGGGTGAGTTCGTAGCAGCCGACTGACTCCGTCTTGCCAACCCGGTTCGCCGCCATGAAGGCCCGCTCTTCGTGCTCGAGCCCGAGCCGGAAAAACTCCATGTGCTTGGGGTACAGCTCACGACGCAGTGGCCCGGTGTCGGGGAAGTACGTCCACAGCTTGCGCTTGCGCTCGTCATCCGCCAGCTGCTCCAGCTCCTGCAGCAGCGAGTCCGCTTCTGACGAGTTCCAGAATTCTGGTCTTGCGTTCTTCAGCAGTTTTCGGAGGATCGCCGACATCGACCTGAGTGATACTGAGCCGGGGGTGGCAATAGGGTGCGGCCGCTTTCGCAGCGTCGAGCCTGATCTCGGGTGAGTTGCTCTCATTGCGCAAAACCGACAACAAATATTCGAGCGGTGTCATCCCTGACTGGGCGACCGCCTCGCGCTGCACCTGCGTCATCCGGTTGGGGATGCCCTTCTTGCGTCCCGCGCCCGATCTGGCCCCACCTTTCTTGCCGCGCTTCTTCGCCATGTCCGGTCCTCGCCAATAAATTTTCAGTGCAGCGCCAGATCGGACACCGTCACTGACCCGAGCCGATCGCCGTTGCGGGCGTAGCACACGATTTCGCCGTAGCGGACCTTGTTGTCGATGCACCAATCCCATGGCCCGGCGATGAGCGTGTTGTGCTCCAGGTGATTGGTGAAGGTCTGGGCTGAGCAGCGCAGCTTTCCGGCATCGATGGCGCGCAGTTTGCCATACAGCTCGGCGATGAAGATCGCCTCCATCGGCTGCAGCTTGGGCTTTGGTGCCGGCTCGCCACCCGTGATGACGATGTCCTTGCTGTGCTTGGCGCTCATCGCGACGCAACCCGCAGGCAGATGCTGCGCTGGTAGTGGCGCCCGCCGCTGGTCGTGACCGTGTTGACCAGGCTGTGCACCGCGCCGGCGGCGCCACCGGCCAGCCAGACGATTGCCTTTCCGCCATCAATCGATGACGCAGACGGCTGGCTCAGCCCATCCGTGTCCCAGTCCGACGCGGTAATCGTGTCGCCGCGCAGGATGCGCGACCAGTCAAAGCCGTAGTCGAGTATCTCGTCAGGGGTTTTGCTGGCTTGGTACGTCTCGTCAGCCGGGCCGACGATCATGATGCGGTTTGCGTAGGTCACAGCAGACTCCTTTGCGCAGGGCCAGGCGGCATCAGCCGCCACGTGTGCACCCGCCGGCCTTGTGAGCTGATGGCGGTGTGCAGGGTTTTTTCGAGGTATCCGGCAACGGTCAGGGTGTTGACCGTGCGGCATACGGAGGATCGTGGGGCGGACGGCATAACGCGCTCGTGGATTTCCTCCTGGGTAAACAGTTCGCCGGGGTTCTGCCGGAAAAACCGCAGCACGTTGGCGTCCTGATCGGAGGCGCGTTCGCGGTAGGCCTGCAGCTCTGTGCGCGGGGCCGGGACGGTGGCGAAGTACGTCACTGGCGGGCCTCCGCTATGGGCTGGCAGCGCGGCTTGCCCGCATCCAGCATCTGCCACACAAACCACGTGATCACGACCACGATCACCCAGGCGCAGATCGACAGGCCGACTGTGGCGATGATGGTTTCGCGCTCGGTGGCCCCGTCCATCACAGTATTCCCGTCAGCATCGCGAAGGCGGTGACGGCCACCAGCACCCACAACAGAAACCCGATCTGATTCCAGCTCATGCTTTTGCCTCCTGCAGTTCCGCATCCGCCTCGGCGCAGGCCTTGGCATCCTCCGCGCTGGTGAACTCGCCCAGGTGGGTGGCCTGCTTGCCCTTGCCTTCGTCGCGCCATGCGCCGTAGCTGAACGTGCCGAACACCTGCGCCTTGCAGACGGTGTAGCGGCCGCAATCGGACTTGATGTGATACGCGGAACCGCGCTTCCAGTTCATGCCGAAATCTCCGCGATGCGGACGTCAACACGTCCGCCCTTGGTCGGCTCACAGCGCAGGACCATCAGCTGGTCGATCTGGCTGTCGTTCACGAACACGGCCGCTTTCTGGAGCGAATCGAATAAAGCCTTCAGCGGATTGTCTATATCCCGCTGGCGGCGATCTGGCGGGCACAGCCGCACGTCCACAGCCAGCCGGCAGGTCAGTGGCTTGCCGACGCGGGCGAGAGCGACGGCGCGACCGACGGCGGCCTGGTAGGCCCGCCCGCGTTCACTGACCAGCACTCGGCCAGCGAGCTTGCCGGAGCGGATCGAGCGCCAGTAGGCGTTCACGCTCGGCGGGAATGGCAGGGTGAGCAGGAGCATTACGCGAACAGCTCCCGCTGCACGACTGCGCGAGCAGCGCGGCGTCTTGCGTTGGCGGCCCAGCCGAGCAAGACGAACGCGAAGCCGCGCTGCTTTTCGCGCCGCGCCCTCACCTCGCCCAGGTGCACGCGAGCCGCCCGGATGTTGTCGTCGCGCTCGCTCATGCCGCCGACTTCAGCAAATCACCCTGCTCGCCATCGGTGAGGCCCATCTCGGCGCGCACGATCTGGCCGAGCAGCGCCTCGATGTCGCTGACCTCATCGCCCGCGACCGGCCAGGACAGCGTGGCGGCCAGCAGTGCACCGGACTCGGCGAGAGTGAGCGTGATGTCGCTCAGCACGCCGTTGGTGACGTGCATCTCGCCCTCGTTGCCGTTCCCGGACAGACGGACGGAAGCGGCGAACTCGCGGCGCAGGAGCGCGATTTCCAGCCGGGCGAGCGGTGCACCGAGCTCGTCGAACAGGGCGGCCCGCGACCAGCCGATTTTCTGGTACGAGCCCATACCGGCGAGCCAGTCGATTTCCTCGCGGCTGACAAAGCAATCGCTGAGCTTCAGCCTCGCAATCACGGCCTCGGACTCATCGACTTTCTCGCGCTTGACGGACAGAGATTTGCTCAGGGTGGCGGTGGTGGTGAGTTTCATGATTACACCTCGGTTACGTGATCCGCTTGATCGCGGGTTGCAGGCTGGCCATCAGCCGTTTGGCTTCGGCGCGGCTGGTCAACTCGGGCAGTGCCAGCCGTGTTTCGGTCGCGTCCTGGAGCTCCTCGAACGCGGTGGTGAATCGTTTTTCGAGCCAGTGCAGTTCGGCGATGTCGGTCATGGCGATGATCTCGTTACCGCCCACTGCGCGGATGCAGGCGTCGATCAGCGGATCCTCGTCGCCCTGCTCACCGGCTCGCCAGCGCGTCGATTGCCGGACGACGCGCACCCAGGCTTCGGCGGCGGTCTCGCGGCCGGCTTTGCGGAGCGCGTTGAAATCCGCTGGCCGTGGCATGAACTGCGCCGAGCCCATCAGGTGCCCGGCGGCCTGCTCGAAGTCGGTCAGCGACCAGTCGCGCAGGGCCAGCCAGTACGCATCGAGCAGGACCGGCGACAGGTCGCGGCCGTAGAGCTCGGCCATGCCGGCGAGGACCGCGCGAAAGCGGGTGAAGTCAGCCTGCTGCACGTTGCGCCCTCATCTCCGGCGGCACCCACTCGGCGACCGCTGCGGCGTTGCGCCGGCTCTGCGGGCTGAGGTCGGTGCGGGGTGGTCGCTCGGCAAATCGCAGGCCGGCGTCGACGTGCGCGGCATCCCGCAAAAACAGCTCCAGGCCGTCGTAGACCGTCCCGCGATCGTTCTGGCCGGTGTGGTGCGGGCTGTTGCGGTAGCCGGTGATTGCCAGGCACAGGTCGGCCTCGGAGTACGCCTGCAGCCGCTGGCGGATCAGCTTGCGGCGC